GGGGGGGGGGGTGAAAAGCCGTGGCCGGTGAAAAGAACTTTGAAAACCGCCTGAAGCGGTGGTTAGAAAGTGTTGGGATTTATCCATTGGCCCACCCCAAGGATAAAATCACGGTTCACCCCTGTGGCTACTATGAAAAGCGTTGGGGTGGTGGCCGGTTCCAGAAAAGCGGCCTTCCTGATATGCGGATCGTGGTAAATGGGATCGCCTTGGAAGTGGAACTGAAGGACACCCACGGCACCCCTTCCGACCTTCAGAAGCGGAATGTCCAGCAAATCAACTATTCGGGCGGGCTGGCCTTCATCCTGTACCCGGAAGGCTTTGAAACCTTCAAAGACATTGTGAAAGGGGTGATAACGTGGCCTTGCGACTGTCCCATAGCCGGGTTGATTGTTTCAACCGTTGCCCGTTCAAATACCAAATGCGATATGTTGACCGGATCGGAACGATCCCCAACACCGACCCGGACAACGCCCTGATCTTGGGGACGGCCCTTCACACCGGGATTGAAGAAGGTGTGGCCCAGGCGTTGGAGTTCTACCAAAACAGTTTCCCGGTGCTGACCGATGAACACATCAATGAAATGATCAAGCTGGAAGCCCTAATCCCCAAGGCGGCGGCGCTGTTGCCCCCCGGTGGCCGGTTTGAACTTCCCATTGGGAACGCTGACTTCATTGGGTTCATGGACTATTTGGCCCCGGTGTTCAAAGATACCTTTCTTGGGCTGAATTACTATGACCTGTACGATTTCAAGTATTCCAACAATTCCAAAAGCTACTTGGAAAGCGGGCAACTTCACGAATACAAGTATTGGTTTGAGTTGACCCACCCCAACTGTATAATCAGAAACCTTTATTTCCTCTTTGTCCCCAAGGTGAAGATCAGGCAAAAGGGAACGGAAACCCTGATTCAATTTCGTGACCGCCTGACTGAAGCCCTGGCCGATGCTACCCCTTGGGTGGAGCAAGTGCAGTATAACCCCCTGAAAGTGGTGGACTTCCTGACCGATGCCAAACACATTCTGGAAGCCACCGACTACCCCAAGAAACCAAATCACTTCTGTGGTTGGTGTGAATATGAAGAATTCTGTATGAAAGGATGGGACTATATGCTTCTTCCCGAAAACAAGCGGCGCACCCCGGACGCCACCAAGAAGAAAGTGGTGTGGGTGTACGGCGCACCCTTCAGCGGCAAGACCTTCTTTGCCAACAGCTTCCCCGATCCCCTGATGTTGAACACCGATGGCAACATCAAGTTCGTGGATGCCCCTTTTGTGTCCATTAAGGACACCGTGACCGTGGAGGGCCGGATCACCAAGCGCAAGCTGGCCTATGAGGTTTTCACGGAAGCCGTGGACGAACTGGAAAAGAAACAGAACACCTTCAAAACCATTGTGGTTGACCTGCTGGAAGATGTTTATGAAGCGTGCCGGGTGTTTATCTGTGAGCGCCAAGGGTGGAAACACGAAAGTGATGATTCCTTCCGGGCATGGGACATGGTTCGTTCCGAGTTCCTGAACACCCTGAAGCGCCTTCTGAACCTGGACTATGAAAACATTGTCCTGATTTCCCATGAGGATCGCACCCGTGACCTGACCCGCAAGGGCGGGGACAAGATCAGTTCCATCAAGCCCAACCTTCAGGATAAGGTTGCCAACAAGGTTGCCGGTATGGTTGACCTTGTGGCCCGGATCGTGGCGGACGATAACGAACGGGTTCTGTCCTTCAAGGCTTCTGAAGTCATTTTCGGCGGGGGGCGGTTGACCGTCCACAATAAGGAAATTCCCCTGGACTATGCCGCCTTCTGTGAAGTCTATGAGGAAGCCAACCAGAAAGCCACCAAGAAGCCCGCAGAAGCCCCCGGAGCCGAACCCCAGGTAAACACCCCGCCCACCGATGAAACGCCGTCCAGCGCCCCGCAGACGGGCCGCAGAAGGGCAAGGAAGCCCACCCCTGGAACCCCGCCCGCTGATCAGCCCAATGAACCCGCCCAGGACGGCGAAAAGGGAGAGGGTGACGGGAAGCCGGAAGCCGCTGATCCTGTCCAGCTTCCCACCTGTCCCGATGCGGAACGCATTTTCAGACAGCATGAGGAAAACCCGGATATTCCCCTTTGTCCGTCCATTGATGCGGCGCACCGGTGCCACAAGGACGGCGGGCCGGAAAAGTGCCCTTTGTGGGATCGCCCCAAGCCGGAGGAAGAAGCCCCCATGATGGGCGTGAACACCACCAAGCCGCAGACGGCGGAACCCCCCGCCCAGACCCCTACCCGGCGCACCCGGAGGAAGCGGGAAGAAAGCTGATGAAAATTGATCCTTGCCCCGTGGTGGTTTCCCTGAAGGACGGTTCCAACCACACCTTGTTCAAGTTCCGGGATTTTCTGGACATGGTGGATCAGGAAATGGGTATGGATGCGGCAAAGTGGCTTGAAGCCCATGTGAACCGCCTGGAAGAAGCCGCTGATTATACCACGGCAAAAGTGGAAACCGATCTGACCGGCTATGAAGCAAGCCTGGAAAGCAATAGAACAGCGTTCACGGATATTCAAGAGCAAGCCGCCACAATTATGGAGGTTTTGCAAGGCCCCCGGATGAACCGGCAAAGGATAACCCACGCAGTCCGAGAAATCGGAAAAATCATAGAAAATCAAATTTAATGGAGGTACTTACAATGGCAATCGACTTTGACAAGATCAACCGTTCTGTTGACCTGGAGGGTTTGCGGAAAGACGTGGAAAACGCTTCCGAAAACGGCACCGGGGACTTCCCCACCATTCCGGCCGGCAAGTATGAAGTGGCCCTTGTGTCCCTGGAAATCAAGGGCACCAAGAAGGACAACCGCCCCATGCTGGCCGCTTCCTTCAAGATTCTGTCCGGCGAGTACAAGAACCAGCGCCTGTTCATGAACCGGGTGATCTACGGCACCAAGGATGATGGCCGGATGATCAAGTCCGCCGTGGGATGGCTGAACACCCTGGACAGCGGCGTGGATGTAGCCTTCCAGGACTACAAGCAGTTTGCCGATCTGGTGATGGACGTGGCGGAAGCCATTGACGGCAAGATCGAATATGCCGTGGAGTATGACGATTCCCAGTTCAATTCCATCAAGATCACGGAAGTCTTTGACGCTAACTAATCTTCAACAGGCCGGGGGTGTGGGCGCAAGCCCCCCCCCGGTTGGGCCTATGGTGAAGCCTTCCCGTGGCGGGCCTGTTTTCACTAATTCACCGAAAATTATTACAGAAAGTGGGTGAATTGATGGTTTTTTATGATTTTGAGGTTTTCAAGTATGATTGGCTTGTGGTTCTGATTGATATTTACGCCAAAAAGGAAACCGTGATTATCAACAATCCCGCCGAACTTCTTCAATTCTATGAAGCCCACAAGGGTGACATTTGGGTTGGTTACAACAGCCGGAACTATGACCAATACATCCTGAAGGCTATTCTTTGCGGGTTTGACCCCAAGAAGGTGAATGATTGGATTATTTTGCAGGACAAACCCGGATATAGATTTTCCAGCCTGTTCCGTGATTATCCGGTGATCAACTATGACGTGATGCCCAACCCGCCAATCAGCCTGAAAGCCCTGGAAGCGTTCATGGGCCATTCCATCAAGGAAACGTCCGTTCCCTTTGACATTAACCGGCCCCTGACTGAAGAAGAATTGGCTGAAACAGTGAAGTATTGCCGCCATGACGTGGAAGAAACTGTGGAAGTCTGGTTACGGCGGAAGGAAGATGAATTCGATGCCCAAATGTCCCTTGTGAAAGCCTTCAACCTTCCCATTGGGGACATAGGACGTACCAAGGCCCAGCTATCCGCCAAAATCCTTGGAGCCGTTCAGCGGGATCACAATGATGAATTTGAAATTGAGATTCCAAAAACCTTGCGGATTGAACGATATTCAAGCGTTTTGAACTTCTACAAGAACCCTTTGAACCGGGGCTATTCCAAGACCCTTGCCCTGGATGTGGCCGGGGTTCCTCACGTCTTTGCATGGGGCGGGCTTCACGGGGCAATCCCCAAGTATTCCGGGGAAGGGTGGTATATCAATGTCGATGTGGCGAGTTATTACCCGTCCCTGATGCTGGAATACGGCTGGATCAGCCGCAACGTGAAAGACCCGGCCCGGTATGCGGAAATTTACCACACCCGCCTGAAGCTGAAGGCGGAAAAGAACCCCATGCAACAGCCCTATAAAATCGTTCTGAATTCCACCTATGGCGCTATGAAAGACCGCCACAACGCCCTATTTGATCCCCGGCAAGCCAACAATGTTTGTGTGGGCGGGCAGTTGCTTCTTCTGGATTTGATTGAACGATTGGAAGATCACTGTGACATTATCCAAAGCAACACCGATGGCATTTTGGTGAAGTTGCGCCGGTATGAAGATTATGACCTGATAGATGATATTTGTTGGGAGTGGGAAAAGCGTACCGGGATGCGCCTTGAATTCGATGAATTCCACAAGGTTTTTCAGAAGGACGTGAACAATTATTTGATTGTCCCGGAAGGCCCGCTGTTCGATGAAAAGGGGAAGCCCCGGTGGAAATGCAAGGGGGCCTATGTGAAGAAGCTGTCTGATCTGGACTATGACCTTCCCATTGTGAACCGGGGGATCATTGACTATTTTCTTCACGGCACCTTGCCGGAAGAAACCGTTGGAGCCTGTACCAGCTTGCGGGACTTTCAGAAGGTTGTGAAGGTTTCCAGCAAATACAAATATGCCCTGTATTCCCCCACTATCGTCTATCAGAAAATCCGGGACGAAAAGGGCCGGTCAAAGACCGTGAAACGCTTCTATGGTGGAGAAATCCAGAAAGATCAAACTTTCCGGGTGTTTGCTTCCACGGACACCCAAAAAGGCGGTTTGTTCAAAGTTTCCGGGAAGATCGTTCGGGGCCGGGAAAAGAACCCGGAACAGTTTGCCAATACCCCTGAACACTGTTTCTTCATCAATGACGATGTAACCGGGTTGCCGATCCCGGCAGAACTGGACAAGGGCTACTATATCAAGATGATCTATGACCGGTTGGCAGATTTCGGCGTAACATTTGACACCTTGGGGGGGGGCTTTAAGCCGTGGAATTGTTTAGGGGCTATGTCCTGACAAGGAATAAGGAGTGTTTAGAGAAATTCAAAGGTGTGAAACGCCTGAAAACCCTGGACGATGTGCGGGACGCTGATGAATTTGCCGCCATTCTTGGGGACGAAACCATTTTGATTGATGTGGACGATGGCCCAACGTCTGATATTCTGTTCAAAATGGTTCAAGACTTGGGCTTGAAGTGTAGAGTGTACGCCACCACCAGGGGAAAACACTTCTACTTCAAGAACCCGGAAGGCACCGTGGAAAAAAGCTGGACAAAACAAACCCTTGCCGTGGGGATTACCACGGATGCCAAAGTGGGCCGGAACAACAGCTATGCCATTATGCGCTTTAATGGCGTGGATCGGGCCATTCTGCTGGATTGCCCGGAAGATGAAATTCAGGAGATTCCCAAGTGGCTGACCCCGGTGAAAACCAATCAGGACTTCTTGACCATGGAAGCCGGGGATGGCAGGAACACGGCCCTATATACTTACATCCTGACCCTTCAAAGTGAGGATTTCACCAAGGAAGAAGCCCGTGAATGTATCAGACTGATCAACCGGTACGTCCTTCCTGATCCCCTGGACAGCCGGGAACTTGAAACCATTTTGAGGGACGATGCCTTCAAGAAGCCCATTTTCTTCAAGGAAAAGACGTTTTTACATGATAAATTCGGGAATTACATGAAGAACAACAACCATATTGTGAAGATCAATGGGCAGTTGCACATTTACAAAGATGGGATTTACATTCCCGGAGCCGTCCCCCTGGAAGCGGCCATGATCAAACATATCCCGAACCTGAAGCGGGCGCAAAGATCGGAAGTCCTGTCCTACCTTCAAATTTCCATTGAAGAAGAACTGAAGCCAACCAACCCCGCCCTGATCGCCTTCAGCAACGGCCTTTATGACTTGCGGGATGATACCTTCCACCCCTTCACGCCGGATGTGGTGATCACCAATAAAGTTCCCTGGCCCTACAACCCCGCCGCCTATTCGGAACTGCTGGATCACACCCTTGACCGGCTGGCCTGTAATGATGCGGAAGTCCGGGCACTTCTGGAAGAAATGGTTGGCTATTGTCTGTATCGCCGGAATGAGTTAGGCAAAGCCTTCATCCTGATTGGGGACAAAAGCAACGGCAAATCAACCTTCCTGTATATGGTGAACCAGCTTTTGGGGGATGCCAATATCGCTTCCCTTGATCTGAAGGAATTGGGGGACAGATTCAAGACCGCTGAACTTTTTGGAAAACTTGCCAACATTGGTGATGATATTGGGGATGAATTTATTGCCAATGCGTCCACCTTCCGAAAGCTGGTGACGGGGGATCGGGTGAACGCCGAACGCAAAGGACAAGACCCGTTCGAGTTCAACAATTATTCAAAGTTCCTGTTCAGTGCCAACGCCATTCCCCGGATGAAGGATAAAACAGGAGCCGTTCAACGCCGGTTGGTGATCGTCCCCTTTGATGCCAAATTCACCCCGGATGATGCCGATTTCCGCCCCTACATCAAAGATGAACTGTGTGAACAGGAACCCATGGAATATCTGATCCGGTTGGGCCTGGAAGGGCTGAAGCGAGTGTTGCGGAACGCCAAATTCACCGTTTCCAAGCGGGTTGAAGGACAGCTTGAAGAATATGAGGAAAACAACAACCCAATCATTGGGTTTGTGGAAGAAGTTGGCCTGGATGCCATTGAAAACGAACCCACCAAGGATGTTTTCTTCAAGTATAACGTCTATTGCAACAAAAACAACCTGAACCCGCTTTCAAACATTGAGTTTTCCCGGCAGATCACACGTCGATTCGGGTTTATCGTTAAGAACCAGCGCCGAAACGGCAAGCAAACCAAAATTTTTGTGAAGGAAGGTGGTTGATTTGGCTGGTTCAAAGAAAGTATTCACAACCCTTGGGAGTTCCAATCATGCGGCGGATCAGCGGGAAACCTTTGACTACTACGCCACCGACCCAAAAGCCGTGGAAATGCTGTTGGAAATGGAAACTTTTGCCCCGGTGATATGGGAACCGGCCTGTGGTGAAGGGCACATTTCCAAGGTGCTTCAGGCCCACGGGCATGAAGTCATTTCCACTGATCTGATTTACCGGGGGTTTGGTGATCCTGAACCGCTGAACTTCCTTGAAGAAACCCTGAACGATTTTGAAGGGGACATAATCACGAACCCGCCCTATTCTTCCGGGTTAGAGTTCGTCAAGCGGGCACTGGACAGCGTGCGGCCTGGAGGGAAAGTGGCTATGTTCCTGAAGGTTCAGTTCTTGGAAGGACAAAAACGGGGTGAGTTCTTCAGACAGACCCCCCCCCCGAAAAGTTTACATATCCCGTTCCCGGCTGTCCTGTGCCAAAAATGGAGACTTTGCCCGGTTCCCGGATAGCGCCATAGCCTATGCGTGGTATGTGTGGGAAAAAGGCTTCACCGGTGATCCGGTGATTAAATGGTTTAACTGAAAGGATGGTGAACAATGAACCTGAGTGTTTCCAAAATTGGCCTTCCGGCCACGCTGGAACAGCTTGCAGAAGAAGCCGCCGAACTGTCCAAAGCGGCCCTGAAGGTGGCCCGTGTGATCCGGGGTGAAAACCCCACGCCGGTTGGTTACTGTGAAGCTGTGGACAACCTGAAGGAAGAAGTCGCTGATGTGCGGAATTGCCTGAAGGTTTTGTCTGATGATTTTGACCTGATCACGGATGCTGAAGAAGCGGCCAAACTGAACCGGTGGTTGGATCGCCTGAAAGCGGCGGGAAAGGGGTGATCCGGGATGAACTTCAAAAAGTATAACGGGAAGATTTTTGGGGTTCAGTTGAACAAAAATGAACAGCGGGCCTTGGATCAGGAAATCAACCGCCAAATCATTGAAAATGACCGCCGCTTTGACATGGACAAGGAAAGTTCTATTCTGTGGATGCTTCACGTTCACTTTGGGTTTGGCCCCAAGCGTCTGAAGAAGGCGTGGGAACTGTTTTATTCCGAAACGGTGAAGTTGCGAGAATATTACCAGATGGAACAGGAAGATGATGGATGGTTGGCCCGCCAAAAGCTGAAAGAAATTGGCTGTGATATTGAACAGTGGTTCAAAGACTTTGAAGATGGAGGTGGAGCCGATGCCTAAACCCTGGCAGAATGGGGAAGGTTACGCTGACCCAACGGCCTATGAAGCCCTGAAGGCCGTTGACCGGCAGGAAGCCGAACAGCAGAAGAAGGTGAACGCCCTGATCGGTGTGCTGAAGTACATAATCAATGCGGCGGGGTTTGACCTTCTGACCCGGATCGAACTGAAAGACCGGCAGACGGGGAGGGAATACCGATGATGAATACTTGCGTTTCTTTGTCTTGTCCGTTCATATCCTATTGCCGATTCTACAATTTTTTAGTTGACCGGGGTGAACGGTGTGCGATTCAGCAAGAAATATCTTACCGGGCTGAAAGACTGAAAGAAAGGGAAAAAGCGTTACAGAAACGGAGTGGATAAAGTTGAAACTTAACTTTCAAAAATCGCCACTCCAAAACGGTTCAGTTGTGGCGGAGCGGCATTTGTTACCGGTGTTGTTACTGATGATTGCTACACATCAGTAACGCTAAAACCTTTGAGAATAGGGCCTGTTACTGATGTTACGGATGTTACTGATATAATACCCTTTTAATATAAATAATAAATAAAATATATAAAAAGAGTATATAAAAAGCAAGTTGCAATTTTATCAGTAACATCCGTAACAAATTCACGGAAGCCTTGCCATTCTAAGGGTTGAGGATGTTACTGATTGTTACCGATAATTTCAAATTGCTACGGATGCCAAAGGAGTGATACATAATGACCGATAAAGAATTAAGCCAACAGGCCAAAGATTATTTTGCCCAAATTCGCAAGACTGACCGTTTGATCCAGCGGTTGAAGGGCACCGTTGCCACCTTGCGTTCGGGCCTGACCAGTCAAAGCTATGAACTGAAGCCGGACAAGGTGCAAAGTTCCGGCGCAAAGAATCCCCTTGAAAGCACCATGATCAAAATTCTTGACCTTGAACGGCAGATCACCGCCCGGATTGATGAACTTGCCACCATGCGGAATGATACCTTCAGCATGATCAAGAATGTCCCTGACCTTGACCAACAAAACATCCTGATCGGGCGCTATATCCAGTTGAAAGAATGGGATGATATAGCCGCAGAATTGAGTTTTTCGCCTAAATGGGTTCTGAAACTTCACGGAAAAGCCCTTCTTGAATTTTACAAGGGGAACCAAGAATTTTTTGAAAAGCGACTAAAAGCGACCTGCGAGGGTTGAAAAGCGACCTAAAAACCGGTTATAATGATAAAGTGAATTTGCGCCCACGGGGAACCGGGGCGCTTTTTCTATACAAAAAATCTTTGCTTTATGCTGAAAAGTTAGGTGGTGAATACCCTGTGACCAAGAAACAGAAACGATTTGTTGAAGAATACTTGATCGACCTGAACGCCACCCAAGCGGCAATTCGGGCGGGGTATTCGCCGGACACGGCCAAATCAATCGGAAGTGAAAACCTTACCAAACCTGACATTCGGGCCGCTGTTGACAAGGCTGAAGCGGAACGGAGCCGCCGAACCGGGATCAATCAAGACCGGGTGATCCGGGAAATTGCCAAGCTGGCCTTCCTGAACCCGGTTGACGTGATTGACATGGACGAAGCCACGGTCAAGGGGGAAGCCCACCGGGACGATACCGCTTGTATTGCTTCCGTGAAGGTGAAGAACATCCCCACGGAAGATGGGGCAATCACCGAAAGGGAAGTCAAGACCTATGACAAGCTGAAGGCCCTGGAACTATTGGGCCGTCACCTTGGGATGTTCAATGACAAGGTGAAGGTTGAAGGCACCGTTCCGGTGGTTCTGTATGACGATATTCCCCCCGAATAATAACGGGATAGTAACAAATCAACCCGGAACCCCTGATTTTCCAAGGGCCTGTGTTTATTGGGTGATGAATTTATGAAAAAGGTTCTTCCCCTGTCCACCGTGGTTGGTGGGGGCTATAACAAATTTTGGCATTTCAAGGGCCGTTACCGGGTTTGCAAGGGTTCCCGTGCTTCCAAGAAATCCACCACCACGGCCCTGAACATTATCAAGCGGATGATGGAATATCCCGATGCCAACACCCTTGTGGTTCGCAAAGTATTCAGAACCTTGAAAGATAGCTGTTTCACCCAACTGAAGTGGGCCATTCACCGACTGGAAGCTGATGCCCATTGGGAGATCAAGGAAAGCCCCCTGGAAATGACCTACAAGCCCACCGGGCAGAAGATTTATTTTCGGGGCCTGGATGATCCCTTGAAGGTGACTTCAATCACCGTTGAACACGGTTATTTGTGCTGGTGCTGGATTGAAGAAGCGTATGAAATCAGCAATGAAAAAGATTTTGATATGCTGGATGAATCAATCCGTGGCGCTATTCCCCCGGAAACCGGCCTGTTCAAACAAATCACGCTGACCTTCAACCCCTGGAATGAACACCATTGGTTGAAGGCCCGCTTCTTTGACCGGCCTGATCCCCAAGTTCTGGCCCTGACAACCAACTATCTGTGTAATGAATGGCTGGATGCCGCTGATCTTCTGGTGTTTGAAACCATGAAGAAAAACAACCCCCGCCGTTACCGGGTGGCCGGTTTGGGTGATTGGGGTATTGTGGACGGCCTGATTTTTGAGAATTGGGAAGAACGGGCCTTTTCGGTGGAGGAAATCAGGAAGGTTCCCGGTATCAAGTCCGCCTTTGGCCTGGATTTCGGCTATACCAACGATCCCGCCGCCCTGTTTTGTGGGCTGGTGGACAAGGCCACGAAAACCATTTGGGTTTTTGATGAAATCTATAAAACCGGTATGAGTAACGAAAACATAGCCGATGCCGTGAAGCGGGCCGGTTATGCCAAAGAGCGGATCAGGGCGGATTGTGCTGAACCCAAGAGCATTGACCGCCTTTATACCTTGGGCCTGATCCATATTCGAGAATCACGGAAGGGCCGGGACAGCGTGAATAACGGGATTGACTATCTTCAGGACTATCACATAATCATTCACCCCAAATGTGTGAACTTCATCACTGAAATTTCAAACTACACTTGGGACACGGACACCAAGACCGGCAAGCGGTTGAACATCCCCATTGATGATTTCAACCACCTGATGGACGCTATGCGGTATGCCCTGGAAGATATTCTGGTTGGCCCCACATTCAGCTTTGATTAACACGTTAGTAACAAAAGCCGGTTGAACCCCTGTATTTTCAGGGGTTCAACTTTATGAAGCAATAGAAAGGTGGTTGAACAGATGCCGTTTTTCATGGAAACTGAAACCGCCCGGATCAATCGCCTTATTCGGGCGGGAGCCGGGGCGGGCTTGACGGAACTGGAATTCTTTGCCCGTGAAATCGTGGCGTGGGAGAAATCCGCCGAACGCCGGGAACAGATGGCCGGTGAACGCTACTATTCCGGGGATCACGATATTCTGAAGCGGAAGCGCACCGCTATTGGCCCTGATGGGAAGTTGATGGTGCTGGAAAATCTGCCTAATGCCCAGGTGATTGACAACCAATATGCAAACATGGTGGATCAGAAGGTCAACTATCTGATGGGCAAGCCCTTCACTTTTAGTTGTGAAAACAAGGAATATGTCAAAATCCTGAACAAGAAGTTCACGCTGAATTTCCGTCGTGTCCTGAAATATGTCTGTGAAGATGCCCTGAACGGCGGGAAGGGCTGGTTGTTCGTTTACTACGATGAACAAGGGGAATTGGCCTTCCGGCGCTTCCCGGCCTATCAGATTCTTCCCTTTTGGAAGGACGATGATCACACCACCCTGGATGCCGCCGCCCGTTTGTATCTCCAAGAGGTTTGGGACGGATTGGCGAAAAAGATTGTGAAGCGGGTTGAACTGTTCAAGCCTGATGGCATTTACCGTTATATCCTGGACGGTTCCACCTTGGTTCCTGATGTGGAATTGGGGGACTATTCCCCCTATATCACCGCCAAAACCGGGGGCAAAGTGGAAACTTACAACTGGAACCACTTTCCCTTGATCGCCTGGAAATATAACAAGAAAGAAATCCCCCTGATCCGGCGTGTGAAATCCCTTCAGGACGGGATCAACCTTCTGTTGTCCGATTTTGAAAACAACATGGAGGAAAACCCCCGGAACACCATTCTGATCCTGAAGGACTACGATGGGGAAAACCTTGGGGAATTCCGTCAAAACCTTGCCACCTATGGCGTGGTGAAGGTTCGGGAAAATGGCGGCGTTGATGATTTGGCGGTTGTGGTGACGGCGGACAATTACAAGGCCATTCTGGAACTGTTCAAGAAGGCCCTGATTGAAAACGCCCGTGGCTATGACGCAAAGGATGATCGGTTGTCCGGCAATCCCAACCAAATGAACATCCAATCCATGTATTCCAACATCGACTTGGACGCAAACGGGATGGAAACCGAATTTCAAGCCGCCTTTGAACAGCTTCTTTGGTTTGTGATCCAGGACTTGAAAACCAAGGGAGCCGGTGACTTTGAACAGGAAGAAGTCACCGTGATCTTCAACCGGGATATTCTGATCAATGAAAGTGAAGCAATCACCAACTGTCAGAATTCCATGGGTATTCTGTCCACGGAAACCATTGTGGAACAGCACCCGTGGACAAAGGACGTTCAAACCGAATTGGAACGGCTGAAGAAGGAAAAGGAAGAAGCTATGGCTGATTACATGGGGGCCTTCCCCAATAAACCGGCCACCGGCACTTCCGACAAGGACAACGGGGATCAGGGCGGGAACTAAAGGGGAGGTTCCCGCCCTTCCTACGCCGGGGCGGGGTTTTCACTCCTGGCCCCTGAAGGTTGCCTTCAACCCCCGGCGTTTATATGGCGCATTGGTCAAGCGGTTAAGACACCGCCCTTTCACGGCGGTAACACGGGTTCGATTCCCGTATGCGTCACCAGGGGAAAAGTTGCTTTTTCTGTTCTAACCGACCCCGTAAACGGGCAGAAACAGACGCTGAAGGGAGGATCGGCCCATGTCAAAAAGTGCTGACTATTGGCGGGGCCGGTTCTCCATTCTGGCCGATGCCGCCCACCAGAACGCTAATTCCTATATCAGCGACCTTGAAACCATATACCGGGACGCTGAACGCACCGTTCAAGCTGACCTGGAACGGTGGTATGGGCGCTTTGCTACCAATAATGGGATCAGTTTGACCGATGCCCGGAAGATGTTGACAACCGGCCAAATGGAAGAATTTAGATGGACGGTGGATCAATACATCAAGATTGGGGAACAGGCCAATTTGTCCCCGGAATGGTTGAAGAAGCTGGAAAACGCTTCCGCCCGGTTCCATATCAGCCGCCTTGAAACTATTCAGCTTCAAATTCAACAGCAAATGGAACTTCTGTATGGCGGACAGCTTGACGGCCTGGATAAGCTGTTGAAGGATGTGGTTTCCAACGGCTACACCCACACCGCCTTTGAAATCCAGAAGGGCTTTGGGTTGGGGTGGGATATAACCGCCCTGAACCAGCAGAAACTTGAAACTTTACTTTCAAGGCCCTGGACGGCGGACGGAAAGACCTTCCGGGATCGCTGTTGGGAAAACAAGGCCAATCTGGTTTCCGGTGTTCAAAGCACCTTGACCCAAGGGCTTTTGAGGGGTGACGGACTTCAGAAGATTACCGACAACATTAAGAACAAGTTCGGTGTGTCCCGGTATAAGGCCGGAAGGTTGGCCCATACTGAAACCACCTATTTCAACGCCCAGGCAAGCCGGGAAACATATAAAGACTTGGGGATTGAACAAATTGAAATCCTTGAAACCCTTGACCGTCACACCTGTGACCTTTGCGGGGGCCTGGATGGAACGGTGATCCCCCTATCCCAATATGAACCCGGCGTGACGGTTCCACCTTTCCACCCGAATTGCCGGGGGACAACGTGCCCCCACTATGAGGATATGGACGGAAAGCGGATCGCCCGGAACGCTGAAAATGAAGTCTACTATGTGCCTTCCAGCATGAATTATCAGACCTGGAAGAAAACCTTTGTGGACGGTGGAAGCAAGGCCGGATTGACCGCCGCCGCTGTTGGTGCTACAATGAAGCCCAAGGCGGAAAAGACTGTGGATGATTGCACCACGGTTGAAGAAGTGGAAGCCCTTATGAGGGAAAAGGGGTGGTTCTACAAAACCACCTTGCCCGATGGTTCCCCATTCGATGGGAACCAGCTTTTGAGCCTTCAAGGCTGTGATCTGGATGTTGCCAAAGAGGTTTACAAGTCTGTTGACAATCTCTTTTCCAAGTTGCCTGATTTTGTTGGTGAACTGAATTCGATCAACGCTTCCAAGCTGTCCGGTGGGTGTTACGCCCAATGTTCCTTTGGTTTGGGCCGTGGCGGGGTTGGGATCAATACCAGCTATTTCAGTTCTTTTGAAAAGATCACACGGATGTATGAACATGACCTTGCGGCGGGCTTCCACCCGGCCAACACCACCTTCCGTTCTGTGGTTACACATGAATTCGGCCATGCCGTTGACGATTTTCTTTCCCACACGGAACACTTGGTTGGGATGCAAGGTTGGAAACCAAAGACGGTTTCCGCCTACTTGCGGCCCAGGGTGATGAAGGCTTGTGGGCTGAAGGTTTCCGATGCAAGAAGCGCCGTGTCCGGCTACGCCACCCAAGATGCCCAAGAATGGTTTGCGGAATGTTTCTGTGAATGGCTGGACAGTCCAAACCCCCGCCCGGTTGCGGCGGAATTTGGGCGGCAATTAACCGAACTGATGAAAGGATGGAAGAAATAAATGCCGATGCCTGGATTTTTTACAAGTGAATTCTTTGTCCCGGAAACCGACAACTGGCACTTAAAGCCGGGGGCACCGCCTGAAGTGGTGGAAGAATTTGAAGCCTACATGGAGCGTTTGAAGAAGAACGCTGAACAGAATATCGTTGAATAGACCACCCCGGCCCTGGCCGGTGGTGGTTTTTTCATACCACCTTCACCCGTTGGAACCGTGTGGGTGGAAAAGTAAACGGTTCAAAATCGTGGTTCCTACCCACGGAAAAACAGGAAATTTGATTGGAGGTAAACCAGCATGACCAAAGAAAGTTTGATGGCTATGGGCCTGACAGAAGAACAGGCAACAAAGGTTATGGAGGGCCTGAACGGTTCCTTTGTGACCAAGACCCGGTTCAATGAGGTAAACGAGGAATTGAAAACCGCCAAGGCCACGATCACCGAGCGGGATGGGCAGTTGAACGCCCTGAAAACGTCCGGGGCCGATGCCGCCGCCCTTCAGGAACAGATCACCCAGCTTCAGGCCGACAACGCCGCCAAGGACAAGGCCCACGCCGAGGAAATCCAGAAAATCAAGATGGATAACGCCTTGGAAAAGGCCCTGACCGATGCCAAGGCCATTAACCCCGCCACCGTCAAGCCCCTGTTGACGGCTTTCATGGAGAAGGCCACCTTGGACGATGATGGAACGATCCGGGGCCTTGCGGATGAGATCGGCAAGCTGGCAAAGACCGAAGGAACCAGCTTTCTTTTTAAGGCTGATGATACCGCCCAACAGACAACCACCATTTCCGGCGCTTCCCCCGCTGGAAGCACCAGCGTGAACCCCACCACCAAAGCGGGCACCTATGAAACCCGGTTGGCGGATGCCCGGAAGGCCGGGAATTCCGCCCTTGCCGTGGCAATTAAACGGGAAGCCGCCGCTGATGGTGTGGAACTGTACTAATCCCCCACCCACAAAATCACAATGTAGAAAGGATGTTTAACTATGCCTGACATCGTAACCGGAACCGGCAACACTTTCAATCTGCCCAATTTCGCCGGGGAACTGTTCACCGCTTCCCCCACCCGAACCCCCTTCCTGTCCATGATCGGCGGGCTGTCTGGGGGCCGCAAGACTGATAATGACCGCTTCATCACCGGGCAACTGTATGAGTTCCCCGAACCCGCCCAGCCGGAGATTTCGGAACAGGCTTCCGAAACGGCCCCCACCGCCACGGCGATTGCCCGTGAGCAGAAGTACAACGTGACGCAGATTTTCCACGAAACCATTTCCATCACCTACGCCAAACAGGCCAACCGGGGCAAGCTGTCCGGCCTGATCCCCGCCGGGGCGCAAGCCAACCCCACTTCTGAACTGGATTGGCAGATCGCCCGCCGCCTGGAAAAGATCGCCCGTGACGTGGAACACACCTTCCTGAACGGCACCTATGCGGAAGCAAGTGCCGTGAACGAAGCGAACAAGACCCGTGGCATGATGGAACTTTGTTCCACCGGCACCCACATTGACGCTGGCGGCGCTGAACTGTCCGTTGATCTGCTGAAGCAGTTCTTCAAGGCTATGGCGGATGCCGGGGCCTTTTTCGGGAACATGGTTCTGTTCTGTGGTTCCGAACAGAAACAGCGGATCACCACCCTGTATGAAAAGCAGGTGGGTTACAACACCCCCCAGACCCGCACCGTGGGCGGTATGAACATTCAGAAGTTGGAAAGTGACTTCTTTGAAATGGGTATCTGCTACAACCCGTTTATGAAGCCCGGTTCCATCGGCCTGTTTGACGTGTCCGCCTGTGCGCCTGTGTTCCAGGACGTTCCCGGCAAGGGCGTTTTGTTCCTGGAAGATTTGGCAAAGGTGGGCGCTTCTGACCGCAAGCAGATTTATGGTGAAATCGGCCTGGATCACGGCCCCGCCTTCCTTCACGGTTCTATTACCGGCCTGAAGGACAGCGGCGCAAGTGTTGAGCCGTAAGGGAGGCTTCAATAATGTTCAAGATCATGGGAAAACAGAGGTTTGGGGCCGTGTACCGGGGCGGGAAGTGCATTGTCAATTTCCGCAACGGCGTTGGCTACACCGACAACGCTGATGATGCCGAATACCTGAAGAAACAGGGTTACACGGTGGAGGGGAAAGCCCCCGCCGCTGATCCTGACCCCCTGGCCGGTATGACCAACAAGGAACTGATCGCCTATGCCCAGGATCACGGGATCGACCTGACCGGGGTTACCAATAACAAGGGGAAAATCCTGGCCGCTATCCGGGCCGTGGAGCCGTTGCCCACCCCTGAAGAAGATCAGGGCGGCGAATAAGAAAGGTGGGTGAACGCCCATGTTGGAAGATGCGGTTGCTTTTCTGGAAGCCTTGGGCGTTGCCGGGGCCGGGGATGATCCGTTCCTTCCCTATTTGATCAACAGCGTGACCGAACGGGTGAAAAATGAAACCAACCAACAGGAAATCCCGGAAGGCTTGCATTGGGTATCTGTGGAATTGGTGGTTGGGGAATATCTGACCTTTAAGAAGAACGCCGGACAGCTTGACATGAACGGCCTGGATTTTGAAGCGGCAATTAAGCAAATCCAGGAAGGTGACACCAACACGGTTTTTGCCGTGGGTGAAGGGAGCCTGACACCGGAACAGCGGTTGGAAGTGCTGATTTCCCGGTTGACCCGTGACAGAACCCGTGAATTCATCCGTTATAGGCGGTTGGTGTGGTGAACGCCCACCGGAAGGCCCTGGAACGGTTGTGGAAGGATCGGTGTTCTTTTTATGTTAAACAGGAAGTCACCGATCCTGACACCAACCTGACTGACTTTCAGGAAGTGCCGCTTCTGGAAGATCAGCCATGCAAGCTGTCCTTTGAAAACCTGACCACCACCGATGAAAACCACGTTGCCACCGTGGCCCAAGGCGTGAAGCTGTTTCTGTCCCCGGATGTGGTGATCCCGCCCGGTTGTAAAATCGTGGTTCACCGTTTCAATGAACTTGAACGGGAATTCACCTATTCCCAAAGCGGGGAAGCCGGGGTGTTCACCAACCACCAGGAAATCACCCTGGCCCTGTGGAATGGGTGGGCCTGATGGGGCGGCGTTGGGGCAAAGCTGATTTTCAAGCCCTGAAGGACTTGGAAGAACGGCTTGCCAAACTGGAACAGGTGGATTTTGACCGGTTTTGCCGGGAAGCCGCCGCCGATATTGCGGGCCGTCTGTTGGAGAAAGTCAAAAAGCGCACTCCTGTTGGGGTAGTGCCTAAAGACATTTACGACAACAAAAAAAGCACCGTCACCGTGATTGGCGCAAGCGGCAAGAAGCGCAAGTTTGCAAGCCGGGAAAGCGCCATATACCAACAGTATTGGGCCGGGTATACCGGGGGCACCTTGCGGGATGCGTGGGTGATTCTCCCGGTGGAAAAGGTGGGCAACACCTACATTGTGACCGTGGTGAACGCCACGGAATATGCGTCCTACGTTGAATTCGGCCACCGTCAAAGACCGGGGCGCTACGTCCCCGCCTTGGGCAAAAGCCTAAAGGCAAGTTGGGTGAAAGGGCGCTTCATGCTGACCATTTCCGAACAGGAATTGGAAGCCCAGCTTCCGGCCCTTCTGGAACAGAAACTTTACACGCTGTTGAAGGGGGTGTTCTGATGCTGAATGACATTATCACGGGAATTGCAAAGGCGTTGGGCACCACCTTTGGAAGTGAATTCAGGGTTTACAAAAACGATGTGAAGCAAGGTTTTACAGAACCTTGTTTTTTTATTGCCACGCTGAAGCCTGAACAGAAACCCCTTCTTGGGGATCGGGCCATTTGGCGGAACCCGTTTGATATTCACTATTTCCCCAAGGACGGCGGCACCAATGAAGAACTGTACAACGTGGCCGAATACCTGATGTTTGGGTTGCGATATATCACCCTTCCCAACGGGGATATGTTACGGGGCACGTCTATCAGCTATGAAGTGGTGGAAGGCGTTCTTCATTTTTTCGTGAACTACAACATGATCGTAAACATTCCCAAGGAACTTCCCACCATGGAAACCTTGGAGATCGACCAACACACAAAGAAAGGGTGATTTGATGGCTACTAAAAAGGCTGCTGAAGGCACCGAACAGAAGGCCCCGGTGACGTATAGCAAGGAACAGATTTTGACCTTTAAGAAGTTCAGTACCCGCCGTGATCTTCTGACGGTCAAGCTGAATGAAAACCAGCGGTACACCATGGATCAGGTGGAAGCCGTGATCCGGGACTTTATGACCCCGAAAGGGAAGAAAGGCAAGGTGAATAACTAATGGCCCTTGGTGGCGGCACCTTCCTGGTGCAGAACAAAATTCTTCCCGGCGCTTATATCAATTTCATTTCCGTCCCCTACGCAAGCGCCACCCTGTCTGATCGTGGCTATGCCACGATTGCCCTTCCTATGAGTTGGGGGCCTGAAGGGAAGATGTTCACGGTGGAGTTGGCCGACTTCATCAAGAACAGTCAGAAAATTTTCGGCTACGCCTACACCGCCCCGGAACTTTTGCCCATGCGGGAGATTTTCAAGACGGCGAAAACCGTTCACTTCTACCGCCTGAACATGGACGGCAAAAAGGCCGTTTGCACCTTGGGGCCGGGGGAAACTCCCACCCCGATTGCTACCGCCAAATATCCCGGTGTGCGGGGGAACGATGTGCGGATCGTGATTGAAGCGGCGGAAGAATACACGGACGAAAACCCCGTGTATGACGTTTCCACCTACCTTGGGATCGTGCCCGTTGACCGGCAAGAGAAGGTTTCTACCATCACCGATCTGAAGGACAATGATTTCGTGGTGTGGAATGAGGGCGGCACTTTGGCCCTGACCGCTTCCATGCCCCTGACCGGTGGTGAGGATGGAGCCGTGGAAGATGCGGCCCACCAGTTCTATCTTGATCAGGCGGAAGGCTACAACTTCAACGCCATGGGGTGTATGTCCACCGATCCCATTATCAAGGGCCTGTATGCGGCCTTCTGTAAGCGTATGCGGGACGATGTGGGCAAGAAGTTCCAGGTGGTGGTATCTAACCACCTTGCGGACTATGAAGGCGTTGTGAGCGTCAAGAACGGCCTGGACGGTGAGGATGAAGAAACCGCCGCCCTGATCCCGTGGGTGACGGGCGTGGTGGCCGGAACCGCCGTGAACAAGTCCGCCACGAACAAGAACTATGATGGGGAATACACCATCGACACCCGGTATAGTCAGACGGAACTGGAAAACGGGATCAAGGAAGGTTCCTTCATGTTCCACATGGTAGATGAAAAGGTGAATGTCCTGACCGACATTAACAGCTTCATTTCCATCACGGACGAAAAATCCGGGGACTTTTCCAGCAACCAGACGATCCGGGTTCTGGATCAGATCGCCAATGATATTGCCGTTCTGTTCGGCAAGAAGTATATTGGCAAGGTTCCCAATGATGCGCCCGGACGGATCAGCCTGTGGAACGACATTGTAAAGCACCACCAGCAGCTTCAGTCTATCCGGGCCATTGAGAACTTCAGCCCGGAGGACGTGACGGTTGAAAAGGGTGACACCAAAAAGGCCGTTGCCGTTACGGACTACGTTTCCCCGATCAACGCCATGGAACAGCTTTACATGGTTGTTTGGGTTCAGTAAGAAGGGAGGGAATAAACCTTGAACTGGAATGGAACGCCGATCATGCACCCCAAGGATTCCGTCTTTGCGGCCCTTGCGGAGTGTTTCGTCACCATTGACGATGTGCGGTATAACTTCATGCAGGCTATCAACCTGGAAGCCCATTTCGAGAAGAACAAGACGGAAGTTCCCATTTTGGGCAAGACCGGCAAGGGCAACAAGGCCACCGGCTGGAAGGGCACCGGTTCCGCCACCTTCCACTATAACACGTCCATTTTCCGCCAAATGATGGAGCGGTACAAGAACACCGGCGTGGACGTGTATTTCGACATTCAGATCACCAACGAAGATCCCACGTCTGCCGCTGGACGGCAAACCGTCATTCTGAAGGATTGCAACATCGACAGCGCCCTTCTGGCAAAGTTTGACGCTGACGCTGAATATCTGGATGAAGATATGGACTTCACCTTTGAGGATTTCGAGATGCCGGAAGTGTTTAATCACTTGGATGGCATGGTTTAACCGGACACCAGCCCCCGCCCGCTGAACGTGGGCGGGGGTTGAATATTAACTTTCAACAAACAGGAGGAATTCAACAATGAGTAACACCCTGTCCGCATTTTTGGCGGAAAACGCCTTGACGGTGGATCACATCAAGTTCCCCGCTTCCCCCCGGTTCCTGGACGAAAAGAAGAAGCCCATGCTGTGGGAGATCAAGACCATTTCCGCCACGGAAGATGAAGCCTTGCGGAAGTCCTGCGCCAAGCGGGTTCCCGTCCCCGGCAAGAAGAATCAGTATCAGCGGGAAACCGACTATGATATGTACCTTGGGAAGCTGGCCGTGGCCTGTACGGTGTTCCCTGACCTGAACAACGCCGATCTTCAGAACAGCTATCACGTCATGGGCGGGGAAGCACTTCTGAAGGCCATGCTGACCCCCGGCGAATACGCCGAATACGTTTCCAAGGTGCAAGAAGTTTGCGGGTTTGACACCATCCTTCAGGATGAGGTTGACGAAGCAAAAAACTAATTCGTGAAGGTGATGGGGAAGCAAACATCTGTTACTATTGCCTTCACGAACTTCACATTTTACCCCATGAATTTTTCGCCTTGCCCCGGAAGGAGCGGGCTTTTGTGATCGCCGCCATTGATGAACGGGTGGAGCATGAAAAGCAGAAGGCGAAAGAACTTGAACGCAAAAACCGCCGTGGCGGGCGGAAGGGCCGGAAACACTGACCCTTCCGCCGCAAGGCGGATTTTTAAGGTGGTGATCCTATGGCTACGATTAAAAGCGCCCTGTCCCTGTATGACGGAATGAGCGGCCCCCTGAAGAACATTCACACGGCCTTGAACATTGTTCTGAATAGTTTTGAAGCGGTTCAAGACGCTTCCGGGAACGTGATCGACACTTCCGCCATTCAGGAAGCCCGTGAAGAATTGGCAAGGGCCGGAAGTCAACTGGATCAGATGGAACAGAATATCCGGGAAGCCGAACAGGCCCAGGATCAGTTCAACGGTAGTGTTCGGGAAGGAGCCAACGCCGCTGATTCTTTGGGAAGCAAGCTGAAGGGCATTTTGGCAACCGTGGTGAGTATCGCCGGGGTGAAATCGGCCCTTGGATGGGCGCAAGAAAATATGAAGCTGGCCGACACCCAACGCAACGCCGAAAACCAGCTAAAAGCGGTTTTGGCGAACATGGGTGTTGAAGATATTGAAATCCCCGTCACAGTTGACACCGGGGATGCAGTAAAAACCCTGAATAATCTTGAAAATAATTTGGAAGCGTTGAACAGTCCCCAAGTCACTGTTGACACTTCCAATGCTATAAACGCCTTGAACCGGTTCAACCGGGTTTCCAATAGGCTTGACGGTTCGGCCATTGACACGGCCTTGAACCTGGACAATGGGGAAGCCATGCAAGCCGCCATGGAATATGACGATTGGGCTAACCGGACGGACGGGAACACCATTCAGAACACCCTTGTTTTGAATGGGCCGGATCAGCCGGGGAAACTGGAAGCCACCCTGGCCCTGAACACGGGCGGGGCGGTTGCGGCCTATGATGATTTCATCAACGCCGTGGACGGGAACACGATCACCGCCAATGTAGCCGTGGACAATTCCCAAGCAATCAGCGCCTATGACGCTATCACCGCCAAAGCGTCTGAAATTCAGGGCCGGGGCATTTACGGTGATGAAGCCATGATTGCCGGTGCCGCTGAATTCGCCACCTACTTTTCGGACGCTGAAGCCATTATGTCCATGATGGACACCCTTTCCAATTACGCCATGGGCATGACCGGGGGCGGGGCCATTGATGCAACCGCCATGGTGGACTATGCCACCAATCTTGGTAAGATCATGACCGGTGCCTATGACGCTATGACCAAGAAGGGCTTTGAATTCACGGATGCCCAAAAAGCCGTGATTGAAGGCACCGCCACCCACGCCCAATATGTGGAAGCCTTGGGTGAAGATTATCAATCCATGTCGGAAGATATGCGGGCGGCAACGGTGATCAATAGCATTATTGCGGAAAGTTGGGATGGCCTGTATGAAGCCATGTCCAACACCCCTGAAGGGAAAATCATTCAATTCCAGAACCGCTTTGGTGATTTGCGGGAAGTGTTGGGAAACCGGGTTTACCCCGCCGCCTTGCAATTTTTTGACGTATTTGAACGACATTTCCCCCAAATTGAACAACTTTTGACGGTGTTTTCTGATGGCGTTTCCGGGTTGATCATTGTGCTGACCTGGATTGCAGAAGCCGCCCTGAATGTGGCTTCTGTTATCGTGGATAATTGGGGCTGGATTGGCCCGATTATTGGCGGGGTTGCGGCGGCGCTGTTGGTTTACTATGGGGCACAACTGGCCGTGAACACAATCACCGGAATTTCCACGGCTTTACTTCATGCCCACGCCTTTGCCGAACAGGTAAAGGCCGCTTCAACTATGATGGCAACGGGGGCCACCTTTGCCGAAACATCGGCCCAATATGGCCTAAATGCGGCCCTGTACGCTTGTCCCATTATGTGGATCGTCATGCTGGTGATTGCCCTGGTGGCCGTGTTCTATGCCGCCGTGGCGGCGGTCAACAAATTTGCCGGAACCAGCGTTTCCGCCACCGGTATAATTTGCGGCGCATTTATGGCGGCGCTTGCCTTCATCGGGAACCTGTTCGTGGCCCTGTGGAATATCGCCGTTGACGTGTTCGTGCTGATCTACAATTTGGTTGCCACCGTGGCAAACTTCATCGGAAACGTATTCACTGATCCCGTTGGAGCCGTGGCCCGCCTGTTCTTTGATTTGGCGGACACGGTTCTTGGTGTACTTCAAACTTTGGCCGGTGCCATTGATGCCATTTTCGGTTCCAATTTGGCCGGGGCGGTTCAAGGCTGGCGTGATTCCCTTGGTGGATGGGTTGATGAAACCTTTGGCAAGGGTGAAGAAGTCATGGAGAAAATGAACGCCGATGATATGAAGTTGGGCCGGTTCGAGTACGGGCAAGCCTTTGATCTTGGGTACAAATTCGGTGAAGGAATTGAAGATACCATCGGCGGATTGTTCAAGACCCCCACCCTGGATGAAATGGGCCTGGATTCCCTGGACGCTTTTAATCTTGGAAACACCCTGGATGGGGTATATGGCAACACCGGGGACACCGCCGCCAATACTGCCGCCGCCGCTGACACGCTGGACTATATGGATGAAGATTTGGCGTGGATGAAAGATATTGCCGAACGGGAAGCAATCAACCGTTACACCACGGCGGAAATCAAAGTGGAACAGCACAATGAAAACCACATTTCCAAGGACACTGACCTTGATGGGGTTATGGAAGCCTTCTGTTTCGACTTTGCGGAAAAGCTGGATGTTTCGGCGGAAGGGGTACATGAATAATGGCTTACAAAATGTACATTGCCGGGGCTTTAATGCCCATTACCCCTTCCAAAGTGAAGGTGAAAATCAACAATCAGAACAAGACCCTGACCCTGATCAGCGGGGAAGAAATCAACATCCTGAAGGAAGCAAAGCTGACAGACGTTTCCTTTGACGTGGTTCTTCCCCAAGTTCCCTATCCGTTCACCAACGGCGGCGCACAAAGCGCCGATTATTATTTGAGCCTGTTTGAACGGCTGAAGCAAAGCAAGACCCCGTTTCAATGGATTTTGAACAGGAGCCGCCCGGACGGGGTGGCCCTGTTCTATTCCAATCTGACCGTTGGCCTGGAAGATTACCAAATTACGGACGATGCCAAAGAAGGCTTTGATCTGACCGTTTCGGTCAAGCTGAAACAATACCGGGCCTTTGGCACTAAAACGGTTCAGATCACCCCTTCCTCGGCCCCGTCCCAACCGGCCACCGCCACGGTACAAGAACCCCCACGGGAAACAACCAGCGCCCCCAAAGCGGCGAACTACACCGTGAAATCCGGGGATTGCTTGTGGAATATCGCAAAGAAGCAGTTGGGGGACGGTTCCCGCTGGAAAGAAATCTATGAACTGAACAAGGATAAAATCAAGAACCCCAACCTGATTTATTCCGGCCAATCTCTAACCATGCCCTGACTGAAGGGGGTGTTCCTTTGGGCGCTGAAATCTTGATTCAACACGGTTCAACAATTCAATATCCCGCCGTGGTAGAAGGCGCAAAGCTGACTTTGGAGCGAAAGGGCACCCCCGGCAAGCTGACCTTCACCGTTGTGAAGGATTCCAAGCTGAACTTCCAGGAAGGTGATCCCGTAAAGCTGACCCTGGACGGAACCCCCATGTTCTATGGGTTCGTGTTCATCAAAAGCCGGGATAAGGACGGCACCATTGATGTGACGGCCTATGACCAACTGCGCTATCTGAAGAACAAGGACACGATCACGGAAGAAGGGCTGAAGGCTTCCGATCTTCTAAAGCGGATCGCCACGGATTTTCGGTTGAACCTTGGAACCGTGGAAGATACCGGCTACACCATGGAAACCGTGGTGGAAGAAAACCAAACCCTATTCGACATGATCCAGAACGCCCTTGACGAAACCCTGTTGAACACCGGGAAGCTATATGTCCTGTATGATGATGTTGGAAGCCTGACACTGAAAGACATAAATTCCATGAAAACCAACCTTCTGATTGACATGGAAGCGGCGGAAAACTTCAGCTATTCTTCCAGCATTGACGATGCCACCTATAACAAGATCAAGCTGGCCTTCAACAATGAAAAGACCGGCAAGCGGGAACTGTATGTGGCCCAGGACGGGGAGAAGATCAACCAATGGGGTGTTCTTCAGTATTTTGAAGAAATTCAGACCGCAACGGGAGCCGCCGCAAAGGCGGAAGCCATGCTGGCCCATTATGACCGTAAAACCCGCAAGCTGACAATCAAAAACGCTTTTGCCCGCCCGGATATTCGGGCGGGTTCTGCTGTCATGGTTTCCTTGAACTTAGGTGACATTATCGCCAATCAATATTTGATGGCGGAAAAGGTGGTTTTCACATTCAAGGAAGATGAAAACATGATGGATTTAACATTGGTTGGGGGTGAATTTGTTGCCTAACGCTGTTGAACTTGTAAAGCAAGCCGCCGTGGAAGCTGTGGAAGCCACCAAGCCGGTTCAATACCTGTTCGGGAAGGTGATTTCTGTGTCCCCCCTGAAAATCCAGGTTAGCGCAAAATCCATTTACACGGAAAAAATGCTGATCCTGACCCGAAACGTCACTGATTTTGAAGTTGATATGACGGTGAGCCATATCACGGAAAACCGGGCCGGTGGTTCCGGTGATCCGGCGTTCGCGTCCCATAACCACGAATACAAGGGGAAGAAAAAGTTCAAAGTCCACAACGCCCTGATCGTGGGGGATGAAGTGGTTTTGGGACGGGTGCAAGGCGGCAAGCGGTTTGTGGTGCTTGACCGGATCAAGCCGATTCCTGAACTGAAGGGGGAATGGCTATGATCCCGCAAAACGGGGACGATCTACGGCAAGATTTTGTTTTCACCACGCTTCCAAGCCGAACCCTGAAAATGGATCACGATTGGAAAACAATCACCGGCACCATTGACCAAATCCAGGCCGTAGAACAGGCCGTGTTCCTGATCCTGACCACTGAACGCTATCAATGGTTGATTTTCTCTTGGGATTACGGCGTGGAATTGCAAAACCTGATTGGCAAAGACCCGGAATATTGTATTCCTGAAATCGAACGCCGGATCAGGGAAGCTCTTCTTCAAGATGATAGGATCACGGCGGTTGAAAACTTTGAATTTGAACTGAACAAACGGAAGGTGTTGACCACCTTCACCGTGATCAGCATTTTTGGCAATATCAATGTGGAAAAGGCAGTGGAAATCTGATGTATGAACATATCACCTATGATGGGCTGATCAAACGGATGATGGAACGGGCGCTGACCCATAACAAAAACCTGGACAGCCGGGAAGGTTCCCTTCTATTTCTGGCTGAAGCGCCCGCCGCCGTGGAACTTCAAAACCTGTATATTGCCCTTGACAACATCCTTCAGGAAACCTTTGCCGATACCGCAAGCCGGGAATATCTGATTTTGCGGGCAAAGGAAAGGGGCCTTTCTCCCACCCCGGCCACCCCCGCCGTGTTGGAAATGACGATCACCCCGGCTGATCTTTCCCTTCCCATGGGGGAACGGTTTTCCATCGGGGAACTGAACTATTATGTTTCCAAAGAGGTTGGCGGCGGGGTGTATGAAATCACCTGTGAAACCCTTGGGGAAGCCGGGAATGAATACGGGGCAACCGTGATCCCTATTGAATACATAGAAGGGTTGGAAACGTGCCAAATCACGGCCCGCCTGATTCCCGGCGAAGATGAAGAAGATACAGAGGTTTTCCGGCAACGGTATTTTGACGGGCTGAACCTTCAGGCGTTCGGCGGCAATCGGGCGGACTACTTACAAAAGGTGAACGCTATCCCCGGCGTGGGCGGCGTGAAGGTATACAGGGCATGGAATAGCGATATTGCCCCTTCTGAACTGATGCCCCCGGAAGAAGCCGGGGAATGGCTGGATTCCTTGACCGGCGTTCCCCCCAATATTTTGACGTGGTTACAAGTGGTTTACCACGCCGGAAAGAACAGCCTTTTGACCGTTGGCGGCACCGTCAAGCTGGTGATCATTGACAGCACTTTTTCCACTCCGTCTGACACCCTGGTTAATACCGTTCAGACGGCCATAGACCCCACGCAGAACGCCGGGGAAGGGGTGGGTATTGCACCTATCGGCCATGTGGTGAAGGTGTTCCCTGTGGCCCCGGAAACGCTGGATTTGGCGTTTTCCCTGTACTATCAGCGGGGGTGGACATGGGACGATGTGAAGCCCTACGCTGAAGAAGCCGTCAACGGCTACTTCCTGGAAATGGCCCAGGGGTGGGCGGATCAGGAAGAAGCCCTGATTGTCCGGGTTAGTCAGCTTGAAAGCCGCCTGTTAAATGTTCCGGGGATTTTAGATGTTGCCAACACCAAAATCAATGGGGTGGCGGCAAATTATAATTTGCCGATTGACACCATTCCGATCCTTGGAGCCATGACAGCGGAAACGGCCACGATTGCCGGGGCATAAGGGGTGAAGGAATGGAAAGAAAGCTGATCAACTACTTGCCCTATCAAGTCCGGGAATTTCGGGAATATCAAGGGATCACTACCGGGGAACAACCGGAATTTGAATTGGCGTGGGACGCACAAGAAGAAGTTTTTGTCAATCAGTTTGTTGACACGGCTTTAGACTATGGTTTGAGCCGATGGGAAAAGATGCTGAAGATTTTCCCAAAGGGAACTGACACCCTGGAAACCAGAAGGGCACGGATCAAAGCAAAGCTGAACAATTTTGTTCCCTATACGATCCGGGTTCTGGCCCAAATGCTGACAGCCATTTCCGATGGTGAACCCTTTGAACTGACCCTTGAACCCGGAACCTATTTTTTATCGATCACCACTCATTGGGGCGCAAGCGGTCAAATTGAAGGGCTGGAATACCTGATTAACAACATTGTTCCCATGAATATTGCGATTAACGCCGGGAACAAATTGACCTGTTCCGCTGAAGGGCTTATCCCTATTGCCTGTGGGGTATGCGTGGCGGAATTTTTCTTTATCACCAACGATTGGCGGGAACGCCCTGTTATCCAGGGAACGGCCATGATTGGCGGCACGGCCCCCGGCGTGGAAACCTTGTTTATCACAAATGACAGTCAAGAGGTTCACACGGTCAAGGGTTCAGCCCGTCAAGGCGGCGGAACTGTGAACAGCGCAACGGTGGTGATTACCAATGACTTCAATGAACATTTCACGATAAACGGGGCCGGTTCCATTGGGGCCGGTGTTGCTACGGCGGATTTCATTGGGGTAAATGATGAATGAAAGGACTGAACAAAGTTGGCTGAATTTTCTAAGCTGGTAGTGACCAAAAAGGGCCAAGCCCTGATCGCCAAAATGCTTGCGGGCACGGCCACGGACATTGACTTCACCAAGGTTGCCGCTTCTGATGCGGAATATCAGGTGGAAGAACTGGAAAGCCTGGACAGCCTGAACGGGATCATGCAGGAAGCGGAAGTTTCCCGCAAGTCCCGGACAAATGAAGTGGCAGTCAAGGTGGAAACCGCCTTCAGCAACATGAAGTTGACTGTGGGCTATCACATGAGGGTTTTGGGCTTGTATGCCCGTGATCCCGATGATGGGGAAATCCTGTATGCCGCCTGTGTGGAACTGTCCGGGAACTGTTATATGCCGCCCTATAACGGGATCACGGTTTCCGGGGCCTATATCCAGCTTGTCACCACGGTTGGCAACGCCGATCAGGTGAATTTGGAAGTAAACCCCGCCGCTATCGCCACGATTGGCGATATTCAGTATTTGCAGGAACAGATCAGTGAAATTGAACTTTTCATTGGTATGGGTGAAGGCGGCGGCAAGGGGCACATTTCCACTTCTGTCACCGATGCTGAAGGGGTTCATGGGTTGCGGTTCAACAATGATGAACTTCAGGTGAAAGACGATGAAGGGAATTGGAAATCCGCTGGCGGCGGGGCCGGTGCTGTTTCCGCCCATAATGAGGATGAACAAGCCCATGCCGATATTCGGCAAGCGGTAAAAAATGCCCAAGAAGCCGCTGACAAGGCCGCTGAAGCTATTTCCAAGATCGCCTTTACGGTGGACGTGGTGCCCACGCAAAACGGAACCTTGACCTATACAGGCGGCGTTCTGACCCCTTCCTGGAACAGCTTCAACCCGTCTACCTTGGAAATCAGCGGCCAAACCAGCGGAACGGATGCTGGAACCTACAACGCTATTTTCACCTTGAAAGAAGGCTATACTTGGGCGGATGGCACGAAAACCCCCAAGACGGTTCCTTGGACGATTGGACGGGCTACCGTGGCCGTGCCCACTCAAAGCGGAAATCCGGCCTATACCGGACAGGCGCAAAGCCCCACTTGGAGCGGATATGATACCGCCAAAATGAGCATTGGCGGAACAACCACCGGAACCGATGCCGGTACATATCCGGCCACCTTCACTACCGGCCCGAACTACCAATGGCCGGATGGAAGCACTACGGCAAAAACGGTCAACTGGATAATCAGCAAGGCGGCGGGAAGCCTGACCCTGAATAAAACTTCTATGACTTTGAGCGCCGCCACACTGTCCAGCACGATCACGGCAACACGGGCCGGGAATGGGGCCATTTCCGCCGTTTCCAGCGCCCCCAGCGTGGCTTCTGTGAGCGTGTCGGGGAATATCATTACTGTGACCGGAAAGGCCGCAGGATCGGCCACGATCACTGTCAGCGTGGGTGAAGGAGCCAACTACAACGCCCCCGCCAACAAAACGTGTTCCGTAACGGTGACTTTGCCCACCAAGACCCTGAACAGTAACAGTTGGGCCACGGTGAAGGAAGCGTCTGACGCTGGAACCGGGGCCAACTATTGGGCCGTGGGTGATAGCAAGTCCCTCATTTTGAATGGCATGGTGCAAGGCTTCACTTTCTCCAACCTGACTGTGAACGCCTTCATTATCGGGTTCAACCACAACGCCACAAGGGAAGGCGGCAACCGTATTCATTTCCTGATTGGTAAGATCAGCGGAAAAGACGTGGCCTTGTGTGACAGCAAGTATAACAACACCGGGACGGATGCCGGTTTCCGTATGAACAAGAGCAACAGCAACGCCGGTGGCTGGAACGCAAGCTATATGCGGAAGGATGTTTTGGGCAACAGCGGAAGCCCCGCCAATCCCCCGGCCAACAGTCTGATGGCGGCGTTACCGGCTGATTTGCGGAACAACCTGAAAACCACTACCAAATACACCGACAACACCGGCAATAACCAAAACAACGCTTCTTCTGTCACCGCCACCACGGATTATCTTTTCCTTCTGGCAGAATTTGAAGTGTTCGGAACCAGAAGCTATGCAAATAGCGCCGAACAAAATTATCAACAGCAGTATGATTATTTCAAAGCTGGCAACTCCAGGATTGCTTATAATCATACGAACACCGGTTCGGCGGTTTGGTGGTGGTGCCGTTCCCCTAATTACAACTATGCCACTGGCTTCCAATGCGTGTGGACTGACGGCGGCAGCGGCTACAGTAACGCCTACTATTCGGCGGGTGTGCGGCCCGGCTTTTCCGTCTAATCCTCCGCAGAGCTATCCCGGCCCCCTCCCGCCCCCGCAAGGGGGCGGACAGGACGGCCCCAACAAAAACCGGCCCGCAAGGGCCGGAACATATCGGGCGCGTAAGCGCCCGCGAAAATTTTTGATTTTTGCCCTTTTCCCTGTTCGGCCTAAAATGCTATCACTTGACAGGTTTTTGACAGCATACAAAAGCAAAAAATAGTCATATAATGCCCCTATGCAATATTTAGGGGGTTGAACTATGGCAACAGATAAGCGGGTGTTCACCTTGCGTCTGTCAAATGAAGTGTTTGACAAGATTGGTGTTTTAGCGACCAATGAACACCGATCCTTGACAAATTACATTGAATTTGTGCTTTTGAAACATCTTGAAGATGTTGAACGGGAACACGGCCCAATCAGGGTTGAAGAAGCAGAATAAGGGATGAAACTATGTCCGTACTGAAGCAAAAGCGAACTACAAGCAAGGCGGAATTCATCAACACCGCCAATCAAATCTATGTCGAAACCCTGAATTTCCTGACCCGCCTTTCTGCCCGATATTCCCGCCTGTTAGCTGAACCGGTTGCAAAGCTGGCCGGGGAAATCATTGACCATGCGGAAAAGGCCAACAGTATTTTCCCTTCTGATATTCAGCGGGTGGAAATGAGGAAGGCCCACTTGCTTGAAGCACGGGCTTCCCTAATGGCGTTAGACGTTCGGTTGACGCATTGTTATTTGATTTGCAATCAGAACCCGGAAGGATGCTTTACCACGGCGGCGGGAAAACCCGTGAAACCCAAAGACGCTGAAGAAAAGCTGGACAAGATGGCCCAAAGCCTTGGGGAACTGATCGACAAGGAAAACGAACTTTTGAAAGGAGCCATAAAGAGTGTTGGACAGAGGTTGAAAAGTTAAGTTCAAAAATTGGGTGTGCAACTGAAAATGTGTCGTTCGGCGGTTTGGTGGTGGTGCCGTTCCCCTAATTACAACAATACCAATAACTTCCAATGCGTGTGGACTGACGGCAACAACAACAACAATAACGCCTACTATTCGGCGGGTGTGCGGCCCGGATTTTGCAAATATACACGGTTACATGGAGTAGCGGAAAACCGGCTTTTCAGTTTTCAGGTGAAAGACAACCGATGTAAAAGGAGTTGTACTCCCCTGGGTGGAAATCCCTAAAACTGCCCTTTGATGCCCTTACACGGACGCTTCTTGCATGGTGGGGGATGTGCCTGACCCCATTTCATGTGCAAGTGCAAAGCAGATTAGACGGCACCCAACAAGACATCTGTACAAAGGAGCGAATACTTTTTTATGACCAGCCAAGAGCGGCGAGAAGGCCGCTATCAACGCCGACAAGCACGGCGGCAAGAGAAAAAGAAAGCCCGTTCTGATGCCCTTGGGCCTGTTGGGAAAGTCTTTTCCTATCGTAAAATGTTCCGCTATGGCCGGAAGTGTTGTAACGGGGTTCGGTGGAAACAAAGCGTTCAAAACTTTGAATTGCACCTGTTTTCCGGGACAGCAAAACGGCGGCGGGAAGTGCTGGATGAAACATGGAAGCCCAAGGGATGTGTTCACTTCACGTTATGTGAACGGGGGAAGGTTCGTCCCATTGATGCGCCCCACGTCACGGATCGACAAATCCATAAAACCCTATGTAATGAAGCCTTGGTTCCCCTGTATAGTCCCGGAATGATTTATGATAACGGGGCAAGCCAACGGGGGAAAGGCTTGCATTGGCATTTTCGGCGGATGAAACAACAGCTTGCGTGGCACTTCCGGCGCTATGGGCGGGAAGGGGCCGTTCTTCTGATCGACTTGAAAGGGTTCTTCCCCAATGCGCCCCATGCGCTAATTTATCAGCGCCACCAGCAGTTGATCCTAAACCCGGAATTGCGGGAATTGGCTGACCGAGTGATCCAATATTCCCCATGCCCAACACCGGGCCGGGGGATGCCTTTGGGTGTGGAGCCGTCACAACAGGAAATGGTTGCCCTTCCAAGTTCCGTGGATAACTGGATCAAATGTCAAGCCGGGGTTCATTGTGCGGGCCATTACATGGATGATTATTACATCATTCTTCCTGATGTGGAACGGCTGAAGAAACTTGGGCATGAAATCGTTCGGCGGTTTGAAGCCTTGGGGATCAGGGTGAACAAGCGCAAGTGTAAAATCATTCCCTTGACCAAGCCTTTCCGCTGGTGCAAGGCCCGGTTCACCTTGACCGAAACGGGAAAGATCAAAGTCAATGGGAGCCGGGACGGGATCAAGCGGGCACGGCGCAAGCTGAAGCTGTTTCATAGGGAATTTGTTGCAGGAAAACGGGATTTCAAAGACATTGAACAGTATATGGAATGTCAAGCGGCCTATTACCGCAACTTCAATGACCATGGACGGCTTTTGCGTTTGCGGCGGTTGTATCATGCAATCTTTTTTGGAGGTAAGGACAAATGTTCAGAATTACAAAAAGCGGGGCCGTCATTGGCATGACGGAAACCCCCAACTATATCAAGCAACAGGAAAATGGATGTTTTGCCCTTTGCCCGGAGCCGTTGGCTTCGGGCATTGTCTTTGAGGGGGCGGTTTATCACCTGATGGGGCGGGAAGCCCTGGACGGGGTGGAAACCGTCATGCTGGAAGAAACGGATGCCGGGGCGGAAATCACCAAGGCCACCGAAACGGGCGGGATCATGTTCGTCACGATGGCGGAAGCCGGGAACATTGACGATGTGACAGCGGCGGAACACGCTGACCTGTTTTCCCCGTGGGCCTATCCGGTAAACTACATCAAAGATCAGATCAGGCGGCACAACGGGGCCTTGTATCGGTGTTTGTCGGATCACACATCCCAAGCTGATTGGACACCGGACACCGCCCCCAGCCTTTGGGTTGGCATTTCCGATCCGGCTGAAGAATGGCCTAAATGGGGCCAACCCGTGGGCGCACATGATAGCTACAACACCGGGGACAAGGTTTCCCATGATGGGAAGCATTGGATCAGCAACACGGATGGGAACGTGTGGGAACCCGGCGTGTATGGATGGACAGAGGAAACCGCCGATGGAACATAAAAACTATATCGCCCGGAAACGGGCACGGTTCGATTCTGTTTCCGGCCCGGTCAATATTCCGTATGGAACCCCCCTTCAGGTGGAAGGGGATTTTTTATGCCTGGATGGGAAGCCCCTTTGTTACCCTGAAAGCCAAACTTCTCTTGACTTTTTTAGTCAGAACGATGATGGGAACGGCCTTCAGCGTGGGAAGCTGGTTGGGGCTATCCTTTCCAAGCTGGAAAAACGGGATAAAAACCACCAAAACCGGTGGAACAAGGTTTGGGCCGATCCGCTGTGTCAGAGATACAGACGGGCCGAACATGAAGAACACTGGATTTGGAACCCGGATTTCTTCAGCGCCCCGGTGCTGGACTTACGGCGTATTGCCGCCCTGGTTGAAGTATAGCCACGGAAAAGGCCGGAAAAACCCCCACAAGCCCCGTTTGCTTGTGGGGGTGTAGTTTCATGGGGGACAACCGCAAACGGGGCTTGTGGCCCGTCTGTGGTCCAAATACAGGCCGCATAGCGGCAAAGAAAGGAATGGACAATATGAAATCTGGAATTACTACCGTGATCGGGGTGATCGGGGGAATGATCGCTTCCCTGTTCGGCGGTTGGGATGCCGCCTTGGTAACGCTGATCATTTTCATGGGCGTGGATTATGTCACCGGCCTGATCGTGGCCGGGGTATTCCACAACAGCGAAAAAACCAAGAACGGGGCCTTGGAAAGCCGTGCCGGGTGGAAGGGCCTTTGTCGGAAGGGCGTGACCCTGTTGGTAGTGCTGGTGGCTTGCCGCCTGGATTTGGTTATGGGTTCTAATTTTATCCGGGATGCCGTGGTGATCGCCTTCATCGCCAACGAAACCATTTCCATCATTGAGAACGCCGGGTTGATGGGGATTCCCATTCCCGCCGCAATTATGCGGGCCATTGACATTCTGAAGAACAAGGCGGAAAGTGAGGGGGACTAAATGAACCTGATCCAATCCATCCTGACCAAAAACCCGTGTTACACTTGCGGGCGGACGATCACCCCCAAAGGGCTGATGCTTCATTCGGTGGGATGCCCCCAACCTTCCGCCGCCGTGTTCGTGAAGAACTGGAACAGTCCCAGCTATGACCGGGCTTGCGTCCATGCCTTCATTGACGGCAATACCGGGGATGTTCACCAGACGCTTCCTTGGAACCGGCGTGGTTGGCATTGTGGAGCCGCCGCAAACAACACCCACATTGGGGTTGAAATGTGTGAACCCGCCTGTATCAAGTACACCAGCGGGGCAAACTTCACCTGTTCTGACCTTCCCACCGCCAAAGCGGTTGCCGCCCGGACATACAACAGCGCCGTGGAACTGTTTGCCATGCTGTGCAAGAAATACAACCTTGACCCCCTGAAGGATGGCGTGATCCTGTCCCACAAGGAAGGCTGTGCCCGTGGTATCGCTTCCAACCATGGTGATCCTGAACACCTGTGGAACCAGTTGGGCACCGGTTACACCATGGACGGCTTCAGGAAGGCCGTGAAGGCCGCTATGAGCGCCGCCACGCCGGGGGACTATACCAGCATTACCGGCACCGCAAAGGCCACTGTGGGCCAACTGGTGGCCTATATCAAGGGCAAAAACCCCAATGTCCCAAAGTCCGTTCTGGATATGGCTTTCCTGTACCTGTCGGAAGGGGCCGCTGAAGGGATCAGGGGTGACGTGGCCTTCGCCCAATCGTGCCTTGAAACCGGGAATTTTGCCTTTGCCGGTTCCGCCGTCACCCTGGATCAGAACAACTTCTGTGGTATGGGTGTGACGGCCAACGGTATGAAGGGCAATTCGTTCCCTACGGCCCAGGCGGGGATCAGGGCGCAGATTCAGCACTTGAAAGCCTACGCCAACACCGAACCCCTGAAGGGGGAATGTGTCGATCCCCGGTTCCAATACGTCACCCGTGGATGTGCTGAATTTGTGGAATGGTTGGGACAGAAGGAAAACCCCCAGGGGAAGGGGTGGGCCACCGGGGCCGGATATGGTGAAAAAATCCTGTCGATCCTGAAGGCCATTCTGTCCACCAAAGCTGAAGAAGAAATGGAGGAAGAAGCCGTGGCCCGTTACAACAAAATTTCTGAAATGCCCAGCTACGCCCAGCCCACCATTATCAAGATGGTGGACGGCGGTTTCATCGGCGGGGCGGGCACCAAGAAGGACGAAAACAACCGGCCCGCTGACCTGGATTTGTCCATTGACATGATCCGGGTTTTCGTCACCAATGACCGGGCGGGCCTGTACGACAAGAAGCCCTGATTCAGTGTTACTTGTTTGTTACTACTTGACCCGCTAGCGCTGACTATTGACGGCGGAAAAACCTTGAATTGCAATAGCCGTGAATAGTTGCAACTATTCCGTTTTTATGGTATAATAGAAAAAACGGAAAAGGAGTGAGCTGTATGGCGCTGCCGCTGGAAAAGGAATGGAATTACGCCGACCTGCTGTCCTGGGAGGATGATATGCGGTATGAGCTGATCGAGGGGTATCCCGTTATGATGGCCCCCGGGCCGTCCACAGTCCATCAGGATATCCTGGGGGAGCTTTTCGCGCAGTTTCACGCGTATCTGAAGGGAAAACGCTGCAAGGTATATCTGTCCCCCTTTGACGTCCGCCTGTTTGAGCGGGAGGGGGACCACCCGGCGGATGTAGACACCGTGGTACAACCGGACATGACAGTTGTGTGCGACAGAAGCAAGGTGGACCAGAAGGGCATCCATGGTGCGCCCGACCTGATTGTGGAGATTCTCTCCCCCTCCTCCTGGCGGCACGACTGCCTGGTCAAGTACAACCTGTACCAGCGGGCCGGGGTAAAGGAGTACTGGATTGTGGACACCGAAAAGCAGGTGGTGCTGGTCCACACCCTGGAGGAGGGGCAGTACCACGCGCCGAAGGCCTACACCGCCAGGGACACCGTCCCGGTGGGGGTGCTGGAGGACTGCGCTGTGGACCTGACGGCCGTATTTCCCGAGGAATGACCGCAAGCGGGGGCGCTCTGCTCCCGCTTGTTCCCTGGTAAATGTCAAGAAGAATTTAGACAAGTAAAGGAATTTTCTTTACAGTGAAGGAGAGGGGAGCCGCCAGCGTGCGGGACGGGAGATTTATAAGGTGTCCCCCATGGGGGGGACAGTACACCGGACATGTTTAAACAGCGTCAAGACCAAAAAATTTTCTCTGGGTTTGCGAAAGAGCCCAGAGAAATTTTTTTGCAAGTTGGCCCCCTTGGGGCCAAGTCTTGACCCTGTATAAACGTCCGGTGTGCTGTGTTGACACACAGCCCGCAGGGCTGTGCTTCACCACTTTTGGATTTTGGGAGCCGGGCGCTGGCCCGGAGAGAGGAGCAGAACATGAAAGAAGAATTAAGGTTCCTGGTAAACTTTTTGGAAAAATCTGCGAAGGAACA